ATGCCGTCGAGCTCTTTCTGCAAGGCTGCCTTCGCGGTGGACTCGGCGGTCAGCTGGGCCGCAAGCTCCTTCACCCTGGAGGCAAGCACTGTTGACGCGACAGCCGCGGCGGCAATCTCGGCCCGTGCCTGCGGAGTGGCTGGCCAGAGCGACTGCTGGAAGATCTCGCCGAGCTGGGCGACGTTGGCATTGTGCGCTTCGGCCTGCTGTAGCTCCGCACCTTTGAGGCCGGTCGTCGGAACGGTGTTGGCCCATGGAATATCCTTGGTGATTGAGGCGAGGTGCGTCTCGATCGCGGTCTTGTCCTGGGTGAAGCGCTCCACCTGGACCTTCTCGCGGTTGGCGAGAATCTCGTCGCGCTGGGACGTAAACTTCTCTAGCTCCTTGTCTTTCTGCTCCATGACGTCAGTGCGGTCGGCGATACGTTTTACGACCCGCTCGCGGTCCACTGCAGAGAGCTTGCTGAGGATGTTCTCCTCCCAGAACTTCGGGTCGATGTTGCCGACACCGAGTTGGCGCATCGAGTCCTCCGCCTCCTTGGGCAGCCCTTGCTTGCGCAAGATGCCAAACAAGTCCTCGTCGATCGAGGCGAGCTTGCCATCGAACTGCGCCTGGAATTCCGGATCGTTCTGGGCGTCGAACACCTTGCGGAACGTGCGGAGCTCCTGAAGCTCCTTCTTCACCTCGGCTGGAACTGCTCCGGCGGTCTTGGCTTTCTCCAACTCTGCCTCGAGCTCGGGGACGCGCTTGGCGACTTCGCGGTGGTGCTTGGCGACGTCGCGCAGCTTGTCGAAGTTGACCAGGTTGCGGGGACTCACACCGGCGGGCGGGGCGATCTTGTCCAGGTCCAGCGCCTCGAGGTCCGCAATGCGCTTGGCCTCGATCTCCTCAGGAGTCTGCTGCGGTTCGACCGGGGGGACGGGTTCTGCAGGGACGGCAGGCTCGGCCGGGGGGACGGGTTCTGCGGGGACAGCAGGCTCAGCGGGAGCGGCCTGGGGAATGACTTCATCCGGCTGTTTGTTCTTGTCGTCGCCCTCTTCGGCTGGGAAGGCATCGTCCAGGCCAGCGGCGGCCATGGCTGCGTCCAGTTCCTGGGACATTCCGGATGTAGGTTCTTCGGTCTGTGCAATGTCGTCTTCGGGGGAAGGCGCTGTGGCTGTGACCGACCTCTCTGCTTTGGCTTTGCGTGGTGTGCTCATAAATCTAGATCTCTGTCTGTCATAAATTAGCTCATGTCCCGGTGACCGGCGTCCACCGACGAGGCGGGCTTGGTCAGGGCAAGGTTGAAGAAAAACTCGACGGCCTCGTCGAAGCCGGCGTTCATCGCGGCGGCACGGGCAAGACCGTCGGCCTCGCTCTTTAGGATATCATCGGCAGTCAGCACGGCGGGCTGGCCTTCCCGCATCAGGGCGCGGAAACGGTCCTGCTTGATTTTTGACAGGAAGTCGCGGAAGGCGACCCTCTCTTCAGGGGTGATGCTCTGGCTCATGACAATCGGCTGCGGATCAGGTTAACGGTTGTTCGCTTGGTTGCGGGATAAGCGGGACCGGCGTGGTTGCGACTCCGCCGGAAGGCGTGGGCCGCGGAGGCGAGGCGGCGTTCAAAGTGGTTTGCTGGACGCCAGGCAGACCGCCGGTGGCGACGTCGGCGGCCGGCACAGCGCCCTGACTGGAGCTCAGCGCGGCGGACGCCTGCTGATCAAGAGGGGGAAGCTGGACATACTGCTGCAGCTTGGCGACCATCTCGGTGAACGGCTTGAGCGCCGGCGGCTTGATCCCTTTCTTCAGGGCGCTCTGGATGTGCTGGTCGGCATGGGCTGCGGCCTTAGAGAGGAACTGCTGGGAGCTGGTCAGCGGCGAGATGTCGGGATTCGCGATCATCGGCGCGATACGGTCGGAGACGACCTGGAGGTGGGTGAGATCATCGTCGGTTGGATCCACAGGGACGTCGTTGCCGGTCAGCAGGGTGGCGAGCTCCATCAGCTGGCCTCGTCCCTGCTTCAGCTGCGAGAGCGGGTTGAGGTCGACGTTGAGCAGGCGCTCCGCGGCGTCGGCGCCGAGCTTCGATGCAATGTCCCGGCGCTTCAGCTCGGTCGTATCGACAAGTGGGTCGGCTGCATACCTGGCCACGATGCCCTCGAGCAGTCCGGACTGCGAAGCGATCGCATCTTCCACTGTTGAGCGGCTGCTGGAGTTGGCCAGCATGATGATCTGGACGACCGTGAGGCCCTCCTCGAAAAGCTTGACAGCCATCTTGATGGCATCCTGGTCGAGATACGACGGACAGTCGACGAAGAAAAAGTCCTGGACGGCTTGCGCTTTTGCCAAGTCCTGAAACAGCTTCTCGTCGTAGACCGGCATCTTGCCGCTTTTCAGCATCTGCTCGTGGACCTGCTTGGCGGCAAGGACTGTCTCAGGATGACAGGCGCGCCGCTGCATCTCGGAGATCATAGCAAAAGCTTGATCTGCGAACCTGGCGAGCGAGCCGGCTTTGATCTGGGCGTCAATGCTGGCCATATAGTTGATCTCGCTTGCGGTCCTGGCACCCTTTGAGTCCATGCTGACCTGGCCTGGCATGAACGCGCCGACCAAGATCTCAGCCTGTGCCGAGGCGTGGCGGTCCAGCGCGAAGAACGCCTCAGCATTCACCTCGAACTTCACGCCCTCGATCGGTTCATAGCCGTCGCCCAGGATAGCGAACGGGTGCTGGACGGTCAAAGCGTTGGTCTCGGTGCTGCCGGCGTTCTGCTTGCCGCTCTTCTTGATGAGGATCAGCCCGGAGAGGTGCAACGCGTCCTGGATCAGGTTGCGTGCTTGCTCGATCGAGACGTGGGTGTTGTAGAGGACGCGGCCGGCGCCACGGGACGAGTGGAGCGTGCGGTCTCCAATCTCAGCGGCAAACAGCTGGAGCACGTGGCTCATCTTGCTGTAGCGGCCGGCCATGAAGTAGAGCGGCGTGCCGTCGTCACGGTCAAAAATGTAGTGGTCGACAGACTTGCCGGTCTTGTCCAGGGCGAAGATGTGGCCGGTCTTGACGACCTTCACCGCGCTGGAATAGCTTGCGGCGTAGTTGTTCTCGCGGGCCAGGTCCTCCATCTGCCTGGCGTTCTCCTCGCTGGCACGGTTGTCGAACTCCTTGGGCGCCGAGTTGAGCTTCTTGATCAGGTTCTCGCGGTGCCAGCCGGCATCTTTCGCCTTGTCGCCGAGCTCGATGATCTCCATGACCTCATGCACCCTGAAGTTCTGCTTGAGCCCCCAGACCTCGACGTCGCCGGCCTCCTGCGGACAGCCGACGTAGAAGAAGGCCTCGTCCGAGCGGTGCAGCTTTGCCTTCCAGTCGAACTCACTGGCCCAGGAGACGGCTGCATAGCCGAAGTCAATATCCTCCGCGATGATCTGGTCAAGAAAGTCGCTCCAGCCTGTCCAGCCACGGATCATGTCGGTGACTCCCTTGCGGAAGGCGTCGCGCTCCTTGTCCGTGCCGAGATTCTTGGCCGGGAAATCGGCGTAAGTCAGAAGTGGGAGCTGGTCCAGCATCTGCTTGTAAGGGGGATGCAAGCGCCGGAGCATGGCGCTCATGAAGCCGGTCGGGCGATTGTTGCGCCAGGATTGGCCAGCGGCTTTGAGCTTCTTTGGGGAGTAGGGCTGCTCGCCATCCCGCTTCCGGGTGATGGCCGCGTTCTTGTTGTTGCGGTCTCGGTTGTCTTTGAGAAAATCCTTGAAGAGACTGTGTGCCTGAGCGAAGGTCATCTTCTTGCCGCTTGGCTCGCCGGTGTCGGCGCTCACCAGGTCATCGGTTCTCGAGGTATCGTTGTTCACGTTACCACTTCCCCTCGGGGCATGTTTCAGTTTTGAGCATCGTCTTCAGTCGGATGAGGCACTCGCAGCGCGAGCATTGAATCCCCTCTCGATAGCGGCAGTCCTGACAGATGGAAAGTCTTTTTTCCTTCGTGGATTTATCAACCCTTGGATCCTCAACTACCGCACGGTTAACCAGACGCCGCAGGGCGGAGACGAAGTTGCGTAGCCCGGCGAAGGTGAACTTCATAACCAGCAGTGACCAGGCAAACCATCAGGCTTGACCTCTAGTGGATGCCGCAACCACACGGCCGAGCGGCACTCGAACCTCGCCGCTGTGCAGGCATAAAGCTTCTTGCCCCATGGCGTGTCGTGGCCGAGACGGATCGCAGTGCCGAGACGGCCGACTTGCTCGGTGCAAGATCCGCAGGAGATGTTCCACTGCTTGTTGAGCGGGCACTTACGGCAGACCTCCGCTCGGGACTTTGCCTCGTTGGGCAGGATCAGCCGGTCGGATTCGTGCTTGTCCAGGACCTTGTCCATCCATTGCAGCATGTCGTCAGTCAGCCGCTGCGTCGGCGTCGCGGCCGGCCCTCTGGTCATGGTCACCTGAACAGAGGCGCCTTTGACCCGGATGCAGGAGCTTGGGAAGTTGGTGCAGATGTAGTCCTCGCAGTCCTGGACCACGTTGCCAATCGGGATCAGGTTATCTGCACGGAATTTCGTCACGGCGACGACCAGCTCATCGAAGGTGCCGGCTCGTATAGGCTGAGGTAGCGGACGGCCCGCACGGTCAACCTCGGGCTTGTGCCAGCCGCCCGGCATGACGATACCCTCAATCACCCGGGTCTTGTGTTTGGTCATGTTCATGTGCTCATGTCAAGAAACTCAAGACCATCAACTACCCCGTGGCTTATCGGCTTGGAAAGCGTTTTCTTCTGCATAGGTTCCTGGACCAGGACAGTCGACAGGCCGGCGTTCATCCTGATCCCGTGCAGCCCGATCATCAGTGAGTCGAACCTGTCCGGCGAAAGTCCGGCGTTCGCCTTCTTATATTCCTTCTTGCTCTGCATCTTCAGAATCCCGCGGCCGACCTGCGCATATCGGCGGTTTGTGGTCTCACGCTCCAGCACATTCCAGTTCATGTTCGGACTGAGCTTCAAGATGCCGGCCTCAATGAACCGCCTTACCGAAAAGCCCATCTCGGTGGAGATGTCCTGGTAGAGCTCGCTCGCCACCTCGGTGTCGTCGTCCAGGATCTTGGTCTCGGTCGCGGCCCAGGAGAACATGACGCCGAACACGGCGGGCCCGAACATCTGGCAGAGCGCGTCGTGGACGCCGGTCCCATTGCCGGTGCGGTCGACGGTCAGCCACTGCGGTTTAATACTGAGATCCTTGCAAAGCCGGATGATTGCCCGCGCCTGATCAAGCGTCTGCTTCTTCTCCATGGCAATCTGCGACTCAACCTGCACGGCACGCTGGCCATTGCGGATCGGATGGAAGCGTCCATTGTAGTCGGTCCAGCCGGCAGCCTCGCCATGGCGCAAGTGGGTGAAGATGCAAAGGTCGCCTCCTTCAAACGCCAGGTCGACGGCGCCGGCTGACGCGGTGGGACCGGAGAACGTGATCACGCCCTTCGCCGATGCGAACATGGAGCCGGTGAGGATCATCGCCCGGGCTGACTCCTCGGGGAACCAGCCCCGGGCCATGGTGAAGTATTCCGGATTGTTAGTGCCCATCTTCAGCATCCGCTCGAAGCCTTCATGCGTCTGCAGGCCGGGAAACACGACGCGCTTGGCTATGACGTTCTCGCACTTGGCGCCGTCCAGCCTGGTGACACGCCAGCCGAGAGCGCTGGTCCAGGACTCGTCCCGCTCGATGTCGACGCTTGCCCAGCCGTCGCTCGGCTCGGCTAAGAGACCGAATTTGCTCTTGCGGTCTTTCGGGTTGGTGGCGGCGAAGACTTTGACGTGACTGTCGTCCGCTTCCTCGGTCAGCAGCACGTTGTTGACGTCCTCCCAGACGCCGCCTGGAATCTCCTCGGCTTCATCGAGCAGCAGCATGACGCGGGACAGCCGGCCGAAGCGCGGATGCTTGTGCTTCCTTGGAACTGGGTGGAATCCACGTAATCTGCCTTTGCCGTCGTCGCTCTGCGGAATGCTGGTCAGGTGGATCCCCTGCTTCTCGTCGACGCCAATGCGGATGCTCTCAGCCTTGATGTCAATCCCTGGAACCGGGACGATCGTGTTCGAGAGCAGGTTCTTCATGTGGGCAAAGACGTTTGTCAAAGCGTGCTGGGCGGTCACCGACATGACCTTGATGCACGTCCACTCGGGATCTCGAAGGAAGTCAAGGCTGAAGTAAACGGCGCCAGAGTAGCTTTTGCTGAGCGAGCCTCCTCCCATAACCAGGTTCTTCGAGTCCTCCCGCAGCGCCGACCAGACCTGCTGGGTGCAGTGCGGCTCGGGCGTGAACTGGTCCGGTCCCCAGAGAACGATGGCCGCAGCCTGGTAGCACTCAAGGTCAAGCATTCTTTGAGCGTAGCGCCAAAGCAGGAAGGCGCAGTCCTTGCTGGAAATCTTCAGCTCGCCGACCGGGGGATTCTTGGTGCAGTGCTGGATCACGAACTCGGCGGGCCCGAACAGGTCGCCTGTCCGGACGTAGGCCTGGCGGATCAGGTAGGCTCGCTCCAGGTATTCCTCTTCGCTCAGAATCATCCCCAGCTCGCGCTGGCGGGCCGGGGGAATCATTTTGTCAGGGGTGAGGTTCTTGCGGCCTGCAACGCGGTTGTAAAGGCACTGGGCGCCCTTCTGGAGACGGATGGCCATTGGCTAGGTCAGGTCGCCGGCGATCTTCAGCACCTTCTCCGAGACGTCCAGGCGCATCGAGTCCTGGAACTCACCCATCAGCCGGGAGTCGAGCTCGAGGGCTTGGAGCTTGTTCGGCATCTTGATCGTGTTGCCGTCCGGCGAGACACGCAGCTCCTGGGCGACCGGGTGGTCCGCATCCACGTCGCCGATTGGGGTGCGGACGACTTTGGCGAGGAAGGCACGCTTCTCTTCCAGGGACAGGAACCTCTGCTGCTGGGCCTTGTCGGCGAGCTTCTCCTTCAGCTCGGCGATGTATTCCTGGATCGGCTGACGGCGCATTAGCGCGGAGGCATACATCGAGGCCATGGCCTGCTTGTGCTTGGCGGTCGCGTTGTTCCAGTTCTGGACACGGACGGCGAAGGCGGTCATGTAGGCCTTGTAAAGGGTCAACCCGTCGAACACGTAAAACTCGACGAAGGCTCTCTCGAGCGGGGATAGTTGTTTTGCGGCTCTGCTTGCCATGACCGAACCCATACGGCGGAGCTGAAGGAAAGCGAAGCGAATTTATCTGCCTAGAAGATAGCCGGCCTCGGCGATGAGCGGCGCGTCGCAGGTGGCGTCGGTCCACTTCCAGTCCGGCCATTTCTGCATGGCAACCACTTTGAGCTGCTTCTTCCGGACCTCCCGCTCCCTGGACCGGTCAACCTGAGGAATGATCCTGTTCATCCAGAGCAGCAGCGGCATCTCAACCAGCAAATCTACGAAGTGTAGCCTCTGATACAAAATGCACGCCCCTGTTAACGTTCGGTAATTGCCATACAGCACGCACATGAAGGCGGCGGACCTGTTCTCTCCGGCGAACTTCGGGACCGCTTCCACGTAGAACCGTTTACTACGTG